GGATCGTGGTTTCTTGACGGATCGGCGGAATGAAGCCATTGCAAAGCATACGGGTACGATGGAAGCCCGTGAGATTGTGGCCGGATTGAAAAATAATTTAGAAAGGTTGACTGGTTGGCATGATTAAAGACAGCGGCGAACGCACCGAGTTTGGAACCGGCGCTGTTCGTGATATGCACAGCGGCAAAGGCCGCATGGATTTACTTCCGTGGGAAGCCTTGGTGGAGGTTTCCAAGCATTGTGAAGAAGGGGCCTTGAAGTATGGTGAACGGAACTGTGAAAAGGGTATTCCCATTCACAGCCTGATTGATTCAGCCTTCCGCCACCTTGCCAAATACATGATGGGGATGGACGATGAACCCCACCTTCGGGCGGCTTGCTGGAATTGCCTGTTCGCCCTTTACATGGAGATCAAGCACCCGGAACTTCAGGACATACCCACACGAATGAAAGAAGGCCAATGATGGAGTATAAACACAAGATAGGTTGGCTTGATCCAAGTGGAACTATGATTGAATGTGGTCATTCTGATCATATTGCAACAGCAAGAACTTTGGTCAATCTTTACCACTACCAAAACCCAGACCATTTACCGGAAGATGATGTGCTATTGAAACACGGATGGGTTCATGTTACCGTGTCACTTCTTGGAAATCGTGAATGGTGTATTTGGTGGGAAAATAGGTTGACTGATTATCAAAAAAATTATCTTCGCCCTTATTTTGAAGAAAGTGAAATTCAGCCTTCTTTCGGAAGCTTATGTAAATGGGAATCTGAAATGTGAAAGGATGCAGAACAATGAAAATTATCAAACCTGATGTGCAGTTCATCACCCCGATTGATGGGGCCACCATTCTGAAGCGGTTTTAGAACATTGTTCCTTCACGGTGAAGTTCATTTGTGATCGTGGGGTTTCTCATGAGATCGTGCGCCACCGGATGGCTTCTTACTGTCAGGAATCCACCCGATACTGCAACTATTCCAAGGAAGGCTTTGGTTCTGAAATCACCGTGATTAAGCCTTGCTTTTTGAAAGATGGAACTGGAAGCTATGTTGTATGGCGGGATGCGTGTGAAATGGCAGAAGCTTATTATTTCAGGCTGTTGAATGGAAACACAAAGCGTCTTACCCCGCAAGAGGCCCGTTCGGTTCTGCCCAACAGCCTGAAAACGGAAGTGGTCATGACGGCCAACATTCGTGAATGGCGGCATTTCCTGAAGTTGCGCTGTTCACCCGCCGCACATCCGCAGATGCGGGAAGTGGCCTTGATCCTGTTGGACAAGGTTCATTGGCTAATTCCGGTGTGCTTCGATGATATTTGGAGTGAATACCATGCCGATGTTTAAGAAGTCCGGTGGTAAAATTTTCGCTGTTCAGTTCAACAAAGCTGAAGAACGGGCCCTGAACCACGCAATCAATGAACAGATTGTGGCGAATGACCGGGCTTTTGACATGGACAAAGAATCATCCATCTTGTGGATGCTTCACACCCAATTTGGCTTTGGCCCAAAGCGCCTGAAGCTGGCGTGGAAGCTGTTCTATGCCGAAACCTTGAAGCTACGGGAATATTACCTGATGGAACAAGCCGATGATGGGTGGTTGGCCCGTAAAAAGCTGAAGGACATTGGGTGTGACATTGAAGAATGGTACAGAGAAGAAGGAGGGAAAACCGATGCCTAAACCTTGGGAAAATGCTGAAGGGTATCACGATCCGACAGCCTACCACGGCACAAAGAATATCATCCGTGACGAGGATGAACAGCAGAAGCGGGTGAACACCCTGATCTTCGTCCTGAAGTATATCACCCGTTTGGCGGGGTTTGAACTTCTGAACCGCATTGAAATCAAAGACCGTAAGACCGGGAGGGAATACAAATGAGAAAATTGTCATTGGAGGAATGGAAAGATGCGGCAGAAAAAATAAATTCAGCAGAGAAAGCCGTTTCCGCTATTGGATTTAATTTTCCAAAATCCATTTCAAATAAAATTGTCACAGTTTTGCACAAATTAGGAGAAATCAAATTCGATATGCAATTTAGATGTTCGGAAATCGAATATCCTGAAATGCCTTTGGATGAACTGGATGATATTTGGAAGGAAATTTGACTGGTTTGAACAGGTGCTTTTTTAGTAGGAGTTGGAACAGCGTGTGGAACAGATATGGAACAGATATTTTCAATACATCTGTTCCGTTCTGAACCCCTTAATTTTCAAGGCTTTTTGCCTGTTTTTGATGGGGATGGAACAGATGGTACAGATGTGAATATACTTTCTTCTTATATAAGAAAAAATATATAAGATATGTGTATATAAGCAAATTGCCATTTTATCTGTACCATCTGTTCCGAACCCTTGAAAACCCTTGATTTTTCGGCATTTGTCAACGGTACAGATGTACCCTGAAACGGAACAGATTACCGCAGAAAGGATGTGTTACATAGTGAATGACAAAGACCTTTCCCAACAGGCTAAAGAATACTTTGCCCAAATCAGGAAAACGGATCGTTTGATCCATCGGCTTGATAGCACCATTGCAACCTTGCGTTCCAGCTTGACTTCTACCGGAAGCCAACTGAAACAGGACAAGGTTCAGACTTCAGGCCCCAAGAATACCCTTGAAGAAACCATCACCAAGATTATTGATCTTGAAGCCAAGATCAATGCCCGGATTGATGAACTTGTGAGCATGAAACAGGAAGCGTTCACCATGATCAACCGGATTCCTGACCTTGATCAGCAAAATATTCTGATCGGGCGCTATATTCAGTTGAAAAAATGGGAAGATATTTCTGAAGAACTGAATTATTCTATGCAATGGGTTTTTGAACTTCACGGAAAGGGTTTACTTGCTTTTGCCAAGGCAAACAGCGACTTTCTAAACAACCGAGAAAACCAGAGTGCCACCGGTTCCAAACAGAGTAAAGAATCGGTAGAATAGTAAATAAGAAATTGCGCCTACGGGAAACCGGGGCGCTTTTTCTATGCCTGATGAAAGGGGTGAATACCTGTGACACCAAGACAGCGGAAGTTCTGTGATGAATACCTGATCAGCGGCAATGCTACGGATGCGGCAATCAAGGCGGGGTATTCGCCCAAGACCGCAAAGCAGACGGGTTCTGAAAACCTTGCAAAACCTGACTTGAAAGCGTACATCGAAACCGAACTTGAAAAACTTCATTCGGCCAAGATCGCTGATGCTGAAGAAGTCATGAAATACCTGACTTCGGTAATGCGGGGTGAACATACTGAAGAAATCCCGATCCTGTGCGGTGACGGTTGCCAAGAGTTGACGCAGAAAGAGGTTGGAGCCAAGGAAAGGCTAAAGGCCGCTGAATTGATTGGCAAGCGTTATGGTATGTTCACGGACAAGGTAGGTGTGGAAGGGGCCGTTCCGGTGATTATCACGGGGGATGATCAACTTGAAGATTAGCCCACAGGCCAAGCGGGTTCACCTTCCTGAAGTGGTTGGTAAGGGTTACGGAACCTTCTGGAACTTCAAAGGCCGTTACCGGGTGTGTAAGGGAAGCCGTGCTTCCAAGAAATCCAAGACAACGGCCCTGAACATCATCAAACGGATGATGCAATACCCGGAAGCCAATACCCTTGTGGTTCGCAAGGTGTTCAGAACCTTGAAAGATTCCTGTTTCACCGAACTGAAATGGGCAATCAACCGCCTTGGGGTTTCAGCCTATTGGGAAATCAAGGAAAGCCCCCTTGAAATGACCTACCTTCCCACCGGTCAGAAGATTTACTTTCGGGGCCTTGATGATCCCCTAAAAGTGACGAGTATCACGGTTGAAATAGGGTTTTTGTGCTGGTGCTGGATTGAAGAAGCATACGAAATCATGAATGAAGCTGATTTTGATATGCTGGATGAATCCATCCGTGGTGCTATCCCGGAAGAAACCGGCCTGTTCAAGCAAATCACGCTGACATTCAACCCGTGGAACGAAAAGCATTGGATCAGGAAACGCTTCTTCGGGGAGATCACCGGCAAGGATGCCCAAGGGAACCCCACATACAAGTTCCATGATAGCTGGATCAGCCCGGATGGGCAGATTTACGCTACAACCACCAATTACCTGTGTAATGAATGGCTGGACACGGCGGATTTGAAGGTGTTCAACACCATGAAGGAAAACAACCCCCGCCGCTACAAGGTGGCTGGCCTTGGGGGTTGGGGCATTGTGGATGACCTGATTTTCGATAATTGGCGGGAAGAAGCCTTTGATTATCTGGCTATTTCCAAGAAGCCTGATGTGAAAAGCGCCTTCGGCCTTGACTTCGGTTATACCAACGATCCCACGGCCCTATTCTGTGGGCTGGTGAGTGAGAAGGAAAGAACCATTTGGGTTTTTGATGAACTGTATGAAAAGGCCCTGACGAACCGGGCAATCTGTGACCGGATCACCGGCATGGGCTACGGCAAGGAACGGATCAAGGCCGATTGTGCCGAACCCAAGAGCATTGATGAATTGCGGGATGCTGGCCTTCATCGTATCAGAGCCGCCCGGAAGGGCAAGGACAGCGTGAACAACGGAATCCAGTACATTCAGGGTTACACCATCATTGTTCATCCCCGATGCGTGAACTTCATCACAGAGATTTCAAACTACACATGGGCAGAAGATAAGTTCGGGGCCAAGATCAATGTTCCCATTGATGATTTCAACCACCTTATGGACGCTATGCGTTACGGGCTGGAAGATATGTTGGTTGGCCCCGCCTTCAGCTTCGACTAATAACATGATAGTAACAAAACACACGAAAAACGCACGGTTTCCGTGTGTTTGCGTTTATTAAGCAATGAAGAAAGGCGGTAAGTGAATATGTTTCTGGATAACGCTATGGAGCGTATCAACCGCCTGATCCTTCAGGGTGGGCGAACCGGCATGACTGAAAATCAGTTCTTCGCCGCTGAAATCAAGGAATGGAAGAATAGTCAGCGCCGCAAGGATCAGGTTATGGGTGATCTGTACTATGAAGGACAGCATGACATTCTTCAGCGTCAGCGCACAATCATTGGTGAAAACGGTCAACTTCAGGTGGTGACGAACCTTCCGAACAACCGCCTGATTGATAACCAATATGCCCTGATGGTGGATCAGAAAACCAACTACCTTGTGGGCAAGCCCTTCACCCTGAACTGTCAGGATAAGGGTTACACGGATGCTTTGGGCAAGGTTTTCAACAAACGGTTTTACCGGCTTCTGAAATATGTTTGTGAAGATGCTCTGAACGGTGGCATTGGCTGGCTTTATCCTTACTACAATGAAGCTGGTGAATTGACCTTCAAGCATTTCCCGGCCTATGACATTCTTCCTTTTTGGGCTGACGATGATCACACCATCCTTGATTGTGCGATTCGTTACTACACCCAAGAAGTGTGGAACGGCTACCAGAAGGAAAAGGTGGAGAAGGTGGAAATCTTCAAAGCCGATGGCATTTACCGGTATATCTATCAGAATGATATGCTGATTGCCGATGTGGAAGCCGGTGAACACGAAAACTATTTCATGGTTGAGGAAGAAGGGCAGGAACCCAAGGGCTTCAACTGGACAAGGATTCCGCTGGTTCCCTTCAAGTATAACAAGCAGGAAATCCCCCTGATCCGCCGTGTGAAAACCCTTCAGGATGGAATCAACACCATGATTTCCGACTTTGAAAACAATATGC